TGGAAATGTTCTATATGAAAACAAATCTATTGATGGCATAACACCATTTATATTTAAAGAAAGAGAGAAAAAGATTCTATATTTAGACCTTTTTGGAAGTGACAAATTAGGCAACTTATTAAATGTTAAAAATGAAAAAAGTAATTATCACAGAATTCTCTCTGGATTACTTGATATACATAGTTTTTTTATAAAGCAAAGTAACACACCTATGTGTAGTTATGTTAATGACTGGACATATACTAATATTTGTTTTAATCATATAAAAATCTTAATAGAGAGAATATGTATTTATTTAATACACGTGTTATTATTTGTTAAGAAACATTTTTCAGATGAGTTTAAAGAGACTGTAATATATAAAATATTATCAAAAATATCATATGATATTTTTATCATAATATTGGAAAATTATTGTTTATAAGTTTAAATTATTTAGCATTTATATTATTAATAAATATGTCAGATTTTGAAGTTCTTAATATTTCTAATTCCGAGTTCTCATTAGGTGATATTCCTGATATTAACGAAGTTATTTCTTCTGTTGATAGCGAAGATTATTTAAAATATATTTATATTGCTATTGCTGTTGTTGTTGCTGTAATATTGTTTTTAATTTACAAATATTTTGTTAACAGAGACAAAAAAGTTACATTTCAAGATAAATTAGATGATTGTTATGGAGATGTTTGTTATCGTTAATATTTTCGGCGCGTTTTACCTCCATAAAGAGCTAATAATCCTTTATTTTTTTTTGTTCCAGTTTTTCTTTTCCTTTTTTTATCTATTTTTTTACTTTTTTGGAATTTTTCTATCTTTCTATTTTTAATATCATCTGGTTTATAATTTAAAAACCACTCTTCCATTTCTTTTTTGTCACCCTTTTGTTTAATTTGTTTGTATTTTTCTGCTTTATGTGCGCGAATTTCTTCAACAGATTCTTGATGTCCATAACATGTAATACTAAAACGTCTAAGTAAACCTTTTTGCTCTAATCTATTTTTTTGTTGAACATCAAAAAGAAATTTTGACATACATAATATTCTCTCTAAGAAATCATTATAATATGGTCTATCGGCATATAAAAATGCCAAGTAAAAACTCAACATAGTATCAATTGTTGCTATTTTTACCTTTTGACCTTTTATATTAAGAATATTATAACTATGGCAAGCAATTGGTTTATATATAATAACAACTGTATCACTGCCTATTTTAACTTCGTAATGTTCTGGTATTACTTCACCAACTGGTTGTTTTTTTATTATTTTGACATTTTTAACATTTATATCTTTTAAACGTTCTTTTATTATTTGTGCTGTTGTTTCTGGGTCATTTGATAATACATCAAAGTCTGCTATTTTCTCTAATTTATGTTGAAGATTTTTTGGCATGTATTGCGAATATAATGAAATAGCATATCCACCAAAAAATACTACTCCTTGATTGACAAGAGTATTTCTAACATTATCATAAATATCGTCTTCTTGTGTTTTATTTTCCATATCTCTCTGAAACTCGACTTCATTACAATTCATATTTGTAATAGGGTAATGTTTATTTAAAAGGGCTAAACGTTTCATTACCTTTTCCCATCTACTTGTATCTCCAGCAGGTCTTGATAACTCTAAATACATTGACATTCTTAAATAATTTGGAGGAGTATATAAAATTCCACCAACTCTTATAGCATCTTTTTTAAGAGCATTATATATTGGTTTTGGTAAAAGAGTAATATCAGCTACAGGAATATAATTAACAAAAACCTTATATGTTCCATGATGTTGTCCTGCTTTTGCTTCTACATCAGTAAAACCTTTTTTGTAATATATATCTGCTAACTCTTTCGCATCATCTAAAGCATTTACAGTAAAAAAATCATAATCGGGAACTTCTAATTCTTTATTATAAAATTGGTCTTCAGTTGGTAATATATTATTGATTGCGGTTCCTCCATAACAAATTAGATTTTTTTGTTGAATGAAGTCTTCTACTATTTTAATAATATTTTTGATATCATCTGAATTTACAACACGTTTTGCTATTTTTTCTTCGGCTTTATCAACTGCCATTCTTAATATTGCTAATTCACAATCATCAAATGTTAAATCTTTACAAACATTTTTCGATTTCATACTTCTTATATATTAATTAGAATTAATTATTAAATAAAATTGAAAAAGTTATTTAATAATACCATTAAGTTATATAATAATACAATGACTGATTTTATCGATTGCGCTAGTTTACTAACACTTAATAGTGTAACTCCTCCTGTTAGACGGAGAAGAATTAATTCAGAATTAATAACACTTAAAAATAATTTTGCCTCTATTAACTTATTGTTTGATAATGAATTAAATTCATTTGTATTATTAATAATAGATAATAATATAACACCACAATTCAACACAATCTCGATTATTTTCCCAGACGAATATCCATTTAAACCTCCAAAAATTAAACTAAATGAAGAGGATTATGACAGTTTATTAAAAATGAATAATCCTGTTAAATTAAATGCCTTAAAAAATTTAACAGGACGGGATTGTTTATGTTGTAATACAATAACTTGCTATGATAATTGGGCTCCAGCAATGACGATTTATGATATAATTTCTGAAATAAAAAATAATTTAAAAATTATAGACAAAATTTTGTTAAAAGTAACATTTGATAAATTTAAACTACTTTTACAAGATGATTACAAAAATATGGAAAATATGAGAAACAATGAAAAAATTATTTAATATTTAAAACTATAATAATCGGTGCTTGCTTTACGTGTAGAATATGAGTAAGCAGGGTTTTGAGGTGTTGGTATTGGAATTGTAACTGGTTTGTATCTCAGTTCTTCTGGTTTCAATGAAAACGCATAACCTGCTCTATCAAAAAACAAAGCATTTTCCATAAGCAAATTATCTACTAATTGATAACGCATAGCAACCATTTGACAACCGTATGCTCTACATAAAGTGCCACTTGGATTAGCCGGATTTGTTCCACTATCAGGAAATACAATTGTCATACATCTTCTATTAAATTCAGTTAATTCTTGTGTATCTGGATTATTTTTTACACCATAATAATTTGTAGCTCTCATAAATACTGAATTACTTGTTAAGTTTACATATTCAAGAAATTCCTTACTTTCTAAAAATGCGTTATTATTTCGGTCAACAATTAAAATAACTTTGTTTTTAAAACTTAACAATGGCATGCTTCCTAAATTTTTACCTGAATTTTCGAAACTAAACTCTTTTCCAAGCATTATATTATCGTATGATTTAAATATATCAGCTAATTTTTTATACATATCTTGGTTGTTACTTTTAATTCTTAAATGAATTAAAATGGGATCAGTTGAATTAGGACATGTGCCTCCAGCAAAAGCATAATTATTAATTGTGTCCATTACACTTCCAAAACTAACAGAATTAAATGTTTCCTTAACATAATAATCATCTGATGTACTTGTAGCAACAACTGGTTGATTATTTACTGAATAAATTTCGAAGTCTAAACATCTAACACCTTGCTTTAGAACTGCTTTTAAATTACAAATATTTACAAAATCATTTTTATAACTTCCACCTGAACAAGCATTATAAGCTGTTTTAATATAATAATCATATAAATTGTATTTACAGTCTGGGTCGTTCGCTGAAATTGGTCTTATATTACCGTTAACAGTAGAATATAAATTATTCATATAATCACATTCACTATTATCTAATTTACTTAGGTAAATCATGTAACCAATAAATATAATTAAAATAATAAAAATAAATGCCGTTATCATATAACTCTGGAAATCTTCATCTAAAGATTTCAATTTTGACAAATAATCTGTAGGTTGGCTTGACATTAATCTAATATATTATATTATTTTTAATTTTAGAAGCAATTTAAAATAATATATAATGAAGTAATACTATAATTTAAAAAATAATGATTATATATACTAGATAGATATGGCAGGCGGATTAATGAACCTTGTAGCAACAGGACAACAAAATGTAATTTTAAATGGTAATCCAAGTAAAACATTTTGGAAGGCTGCGTATAAAAAATATACTAATTGGGGTAAACAAAATTTTCGTTTAGATTTTGATGGAACTCCTTCTCTCAGTTTAACAACTGAATCTACATTTAATTTTAAGGTTAAAAGATATGCTGATCTTTTAATGGATTGTTATATTTCAATCAATTTACCTAATATTTGGAGCCCTATTTTTCCTCCACAACCTATTTATGATTCAAGTGGAACAACAGTAACAGGATATACCGATTGGGCTCCCTATGAATTTAGATGGATTCAAAATATTGGTGCTCAAATAATTAGTCGTGTTACTATTACTTGTGGTAATCAAAAATTACAAGAATATTCAGGACAATATATTTTAGCTTCAGCACAAAGAGATTTTAGTGGGAAAAAAATAGAGATATTTAATGAAATGATAGGTAATATTCCTGACTTAAATGATCCTGCTAATCATGGTTCACGTGTTCGTGCTTACCCTAATGCTTTTTTTGAAGGAACTGGTGTAACAACACCTAATGTAACACCCAATCCAGCTGGTGCTCAACCATCTATAAATGGAAGAAATTTAGTTATTCCATTAGGCGCTTGGTTTAATTTAGTTTCAACTCAAGCTTTTCCTTTAGTAGCACTTCAATATAATGAATTACAAATTAGTGTATCATTTAGACCTGTAAATGAATGGTTTACAATTCGTGATGTAATGGATTATACAAATAACTTTCCAGTTGTTGCGCCTAACTTTAATCAATATTATATGCAGTTTTATAGATTTCTTCAAACACCTCCTGATCAAACATTAGGACCTATATCTTATGTGGATACTAGAACTAATTGGAATGCTGATATTAATCTTAATTGCACTTATTGTTTTCTCTCTAATGATGAGTCTGAAATATTTGCTAAGAATGAACAAAAATATTTGATTAAACAAGTATACGAAAAACCTTATTATAATGTAACTGGTCCTAATAAAATTGACTTAGATTCATTAGGTATGGTTATTAGTTGGATGTTTTATTTTCAAAGAAGTGATGCTAATTTGCGTAACCAATGGTCTAACTATACTAATTGGCCTTATGATTATATGCCTCAGGATATAACACCTGCTTCAACTGCTGGAAGCTATCTTAATCCAGACCAATCAGGTCCACCACCTCCGAAATATTTAGGTCCTGGTTTGAATCCAGATGGAACATTAAGTGGTCTCTACACTACTGGTGTGTATAATCCTCAAAATATAAAAAATATTTTAATTGCTCTTGGAATATTATTGGATGGGCAATATAGAGAGAATATTTTACCAGTTAATGTATATAATTATATTGAAAAGTATGTTAGAACAGCTGGTTTTGCACCATCTGGATTATATTGTTATAATTTTTGTTTAGACACAAATCCTTTTACAATACAACCTTCTGGAGCTATGAATATGAGTAGATTTACAAATGTTCAATTTGAATTCACAACAATTACTCCACCAGTAGACCCATATGCTCAATCATTAACAATTTGTAATCCAGCTACTGGAGATATAATTGGTATTAATAAACCAACATGGAGAATTTATGATTATAATTTTAATATGTATTTGATGGAAGAGAGAGTAAACATGGTAATATTTGTTGGTGGTAATGCTGGTCTTCTATATGCTACTTAATTGTATTTAAAAATAATTATATTATTTATTAAACTTAATAATATAATTAATATTTTCTAGACTTTTTTGTTTTTCTAGACTTTTTTGTTTTTCTAGATTTTCTTGACTTCTTATATCTTCTAGATTTTCTTCGGCGTCCTCCGGCAGCTTCAGCAGCACCAATGTCATTAGTATTAATAAAATTATTTAAATAATTATCTATATCATTAATAAGATTACGAATTGTATTCTCAGTTGTCATACTTGGATCTTCATCATCTAAGTAGTTTGTTAAATTTCTTTTTGTAGTTGCTGCTAGATTTATTATCAATTCAGCCTTTCTTCCCTGAGATGCTTCATTCCATCCAGAAGCTGATAATGATCTTTCAACATAACTCGCAGCAGCTAAATTATCACGCGCATTATTACCTGTTGGTTCCATCATTAGTTTTCTTCCTTGAGTTATAGTATTAATAATATCTTCATATTGGTTAATACCAGGAAGATTTATTTGGTTAACAAAATTACTCATTATATATTATGATTATATTAAATTAATATAATAATAATTACATTTTTAAATTACAATATTCAACGAGGTGTATCTGGGTCTCTCCAGTCGATATCATGCGCTTCAAAATAAACAGGATCGCCGATATCTTTATTCAATATAACTACAATAGGATCTTCATTTGGTTTATATAAAGGCAATTTTTTTCCTTCAACAACAATTTTTCTAAGTTTAACATTTGAGTCTTCTAGTTTTTTACCTTTCCAAAATAAAGTAAACGGTTGGGGAACACCATTTTCATCTCTATTTAATTCTCTATCAATAACATAATCTTGTAAATCTTGAATAGTTCCTGCATCTATATTTCTATCTAAATGTGTATTAACAAATCGTTCAGACATTTCATAAGTACTACCTCTAGCAGACTTAATTAACAAATGATAATGTGGTAAATCTTCGTCTTCATGGCCTCCCATTTTGGTTTTTCTATATCTTCTTGTTTTTCTTTTTAAATTTTTACGAGATTTGTTTTTTCTATTTCTGTAAGTTTTCTTCATATAAATATATTTTATTTTATATTTTATTTTATATTTTAACCAATATATAATCCATACTTAACTACAAAATCTATCATATTTTCAGCACCCATTGAATGATTACATGCAAAACAAATTGGTCTTAAATTATTTATTTCATGTGTTCCGCCATTTTTTTCACTTAAAACGTGTCCTACTTCAAAATTTGTATTAGAAATTACAACCTTTTTACAACATAAACATCTATGTTTAATAATGTCTTCACCAATATAATGATTCCATACAATAATTCTTACATTTTTTGGTATAGATTGCTTTTTTCTTTTTAATTCTGCTTTTTCATCTTGTTTTTGCTTCTCAATTTCAGACAATCTTTGTCTTTCTAATTCTTCTTGTTGTTGTCTTTCAATTTCTGCTTGTTTTTGTCTTTCCAGTTCTGCTTGTTTTTGTCTTTCTATTGCTTCTAACATTTTTTTCTCTATTTCCTGTTTTTGTTTTTCTAATTCTTCAAGCGAATGTTCTGTTTCATTTAGTTTTACTTCTTCCTTTGGTTTTACTTCTTCCTTTGGTTTTACTTCTTCATTTGTTTTTACTTCTTCCTTTGGTTTTTCTATATCAGGATTTAAAATACAATTAACAGCATAATATGTCATAATTAACAAACATAAACCATCTTTTTTCAAAGAAGAAGTTCCTAATATTTTATTTGTCTTACAAATATTTTTTAATTCAGGTATTTTTTTTGACATAATTACATCCCAATATTTATCAAACTCGCAACATATAATATCATTCATTTCTTGTTTTTTAATTTTGGGGGGAATAATAATGTTAT